CCCACCCCGAGTCCCGGAAGCCCGGCCACCGCTACTGTGGGACCGGAAAATAGAGAAAACCCCCTCTAGCTGAAACGAGACAAGACAATGACACGATCCGAAAACATGACGCGCCTCTGGCAGGATCCAGCCTTCCGCGCTCGCCGCATTGAACAGTCGAGCCAGCACATGACGCGCCTCAATTCGCGACAGTGGAAAGACCCCAAGTTCGTGGCGCGATCGACGGAACGAATCTTGTCGGTGACGAAAGGTGTCATTATCCCCGATTATCGGACCGACACTGTTTCATGTGAAACAACCGCCGGATGATTATATGAGGGACGCTCGCGCGATGAGGGATTGAGCGCGAGGCGGAGTAGAATGAACGGCCCATTGAGGAGATGAGCGTGGCTTCTTCATCGGCTGCTGTTCCCGATTCGCCTTGCGTCGACTTGCGCGATTTCATGTTCAAGGTGCCGCCCGGCACATTCGCGCGGAATGAATTCATGCGACGCAACGACCATCTGATCTCGCCGTGGAAATACACGCCCCAGCAGATTGAGGAGCGCAATTTCGTGATGGCGCAGTGGAATTGGCAGAGGAACAATCCGCGTCATGAATGACGAATATGCTTATGCTGATCTCATTGGTGATGAGAGCCCCGAGAAGCAGAAAGCCTTGTATTATTATTGGGATGCCCAAACCCCGCGCGAAAATCGCATAGCGTCCGCATGGCTTGAAGAGATCGAGAAGCGTGAGCATCCGTTGCTAAGCCTGCCTTCCGCCGACGCGCCCTATAGCTTCTGGCTGGGCAAAGATGGCTAGGATTGGCCCGACAGGATTTGACGAGGCCACAACGCGAGCGGCCAAGCGCATTCCGAAAGCGGTAGCGGGAGGAAAGCCGCCTAGACCACGCGGCCGTCCGACCAAATACACGGCAGAGATGGCACAGCGCATTTGCGAGCGCATCTCATTGGGGGAGAGCCTGCGCACGATCACGGCTGAGGATAGCATGCCGGATCGCGTGACTGTGTTGCGCTGGCTAGATGCGAAAGAGGATTTTCGCACCCATTATTCACGCGCGCGTGATCATCAGGCGGATGCGCTGGCCGAAGAGGGCTTGGAGACAGGCCGGATGGCGACGCAGGAGAACGCCGCCGCTGCCCGCGTGCATCTTGAGTCCATCAAGTGGTTTGCGGGGAAGGTTGCGCCGAAGAAGTACGGCGACCGTCAACAGATTGAGCACACCGGCAAAGACGGCGGCCCGATCAAGACCGAGAACACCACGACCCTGGATGCGTCTGCGCTGGATCCGGAAGGACGTCAGGTACTTAGAGCTGCGCTGCTGTCAGCGAAGGGCGGGAAGGACGAGGAATGACTGAGTGGATTGCTTTGGCGGCGCTTGGCGGTCTTGTCGTCGGGGCGTGGCTCGGGAAATGGTCCGAAGCGTCTCTCTGGCGCGGGAAGGCCGGAGACTCGGTCGGCTTCCGCACGGCCATGTGCAGCGGCGGCAAGTTCTACTACGTCGTCAGTGAGCATGAGTACGTCAACAAGGTGATGGGGCCGCTGTGACCATCGCCGTCGCCCTGCACGATCCCGAGGGGAAGCCCGCCGTCCGGTTCGCCCCCGCGAGGGACATCAAGCCCTACGAGCTCGCCCTGATCATGAACCTGTTCGTGAAGATGGCGGTATCAGGCAAGGAGCAGGATTGGCGGTCCTATCTGGCTGAGCACAAGCTGGAGCGGCACTTTGAGGCGGCGGGGTCGTGAAACTTGGCCCGCGCGAACTAGCGCTAAGGGCGCCACGCGAGGCAAGAGAGACCCGCGTTACGAAAGTCATTCCGGAACCGGCCGAGAATAACGTAGCGCGGACCAAGCGTGGTCGGCCGAAGCTCCATGCGTCGTCAGCCGCGAAGCAGCGCGCCTATCGTGAGCGCAAGCGGGCGGCATGCCCCAACTCCTGAGGATCGACGGCAAGACTCTAGACATCGACGAGTCGCTCCGTGAGTTGGACAGGGCCGACTACGAGGAGTCGCTGGCGGCGTTCCTGCGAGCGGGATGGAAGTACATCGATCCGGCGCAATTCATTGACGGCTGGGTGATTGATGCTCTTGCGGAGCACCTAGAGGCCGTTGTCGATGGGCAGATACGCAAACTGCTGATCAACCTGCCGCCGCGCAGCCTCAAGTCCACGATTGCAGGTGTGACTCTCCCGGCCTTCACTTGGGCGCAGCGCCACGAGAGTCACACGAGCGGCCCAGGGGTTAAGTTTCTCCATGCCAGCTACGCCGACAAGCTTTCGCTACGGGATAGCGTTCGATGCCGGCGTCTGATCGAAAGCCCATGGTATCAGAGCCTGTGGGGCCATCGCTTCGCCCTGACCAAGGACCAGAACGCCAAGCATCGCTTCTCGAATGACAAGGGCGGCGAACGGCTGATTACCTCGGTAGGCGCGGGCGTCACGGGCGAGGGTTACAACATTGGAATCTGGGACGATATCAATGCCGCCAACGAAATCGAAAGCGACGCTTCGATTGAAGAGGTGATCGAGTGGTGGGACGGGACGATGTCCACCCGCATGAACGACCCGAAGCTATCGGCTTGGGTGGGGATCCAGCAGCGCCTCGGGGAGAACGATTGGTCCGGCCACGTGCTGAGCAAGAGCGCGGGCGACGTCGTGCATCTGTGCTTGCCCATGCGGTACGAGAAAGATCGGGCCTTTGCCACCGTCATTGGCTGGGAAGACCCGCGCTCGGGAGAGGGCGAACTGCTCTGGCCTGAGCGCTTCGGTGAGCCGGAAGTACAGGCACTCGAGCGCGAGATGGGCACATGGCGCGCGGCCGGACAGCTTCAGCAACGCCCACAGCCGAAAGGCGGTGGCATCATCAAGCGCGATTGGTGGCAAACATGGGCCGAGGAGCGCTATCCCGCTTTCAGCTACATCATCGCAAGTCTCGATACCGCCTACACCGAGAAGACCGAGAACGACCCGTCAGCCATGACGGTGTGGGGCATCTTCTCGGAAGAGACCGTTGCCCAAGCGTCCAAGGCTGGCAACACGGAGACCGTCCGAACGTATGCGCCGATGACGCCCAAGGTCATGCTGATGCACGCATGGGCCGATCGACTGGAAATCCACAAGCTGGTGGAGAAGGCGGCCGACACCTGCCGCAAGATGAAGGTTGACCGGTTACTGATCGAATCGAAAGCTTCGGGCATTTCGGTGGCCCAGGAACTGCGGCGGTTGTACAATCACGAACCGTGGGCGGTGCAGCTTGTCGACCCGCGCGGACAGGACAAGGTTGCACGACTTCATTCAGTTGCGCCGATGTGGGAAGCGGGGCTTGTTTGGGCGCCGGATCGTACTTGGGCCGATATGGTAATCACGGAAGTAGCGAACTTTCCCAAGGGCGCGCACGATGACCTCACGGACACATCGAGCATGGCGGTTCGGCATATGAGGGACATCGGCTTGTTGCAATTGGCCCCCGAGATACAGGCGGAGATCGCGGAGGAAATGCAGCATCGAGGTAGACCGCCGGGAAAGTTGTATCCGGGTTAGAGGAGGTAATATTGGCGACAGGGATGGACGTTGGCGCGTTTCGCGGCCTTATCATGTCGTCTATGGACGCGCAGGCCGAACGGGAACGCACGCCAGCAGGACGTCGGAAGCTGATTGCTGAGTATCGCGCTGAGGCGAAGCGCATCCGACGAGTGGTCCCGCCAGAGGGCTGGCCCGCATCCTACTATGAGCCTGATCCGATGGACGCACACATAGCCCCGACTGCGGAGTTGATCCGGCGCGACAATGAGCGCGCGGATTGGCTAGAGAAGCGCGCCGACGAGATCTCCAACATGCGCGGCATCGTCGAGCCGTGGGCAGCATATCTGCCATGACGATGCTGGAGAAGGCCGCAGGAGCGGCCTACGACGCCGCTTCCGGGCCGGAGTGCTCCGGAATCAGTGAGCGACTTGCGGAGAAGATTGCGCGCGCAGTCCTGACCGCCGTCCGCGAGCCGGGAGATGCGGTTTTTAACGCTCGCGCGGCGGCAGACTTGAATTGGGAGTTTGGCGACGGGATGACAGGTGAGGTCTGGCGGGAACTGATCGACGCCATTCTGGCTGAGGAGCCGAAGGGATGAGTTGAGCGCATCCCGCCGGAGCAATGGGCCGCGCGATCCCTCAACTAATGCGCCGATAGATACGCCGCGCCCGACAGAGTAAAATCGCCGCCATCTCAACCCCAACCGGCCGCAGGTGAGGAGACCTTCGCGCGCTCTCTGGATTGTGAATGCCGCAGCCTGCCGCGACGCCAGACCTCATCGCCTTTGACCGCGAGCAGCAACTTTGGGAATACGCCGCCGACTTCCTGAGTGAACGCATCGGCTGCGAAGTTGAGGCACCTAGGGTCGGCTGCCTCTGCTGCCATTGCCAGACGGCCCTTGTGGCGCTTACGCCCTATCTACCGATGCACACGGTGCATTGATGGCCGGTCTCGCGCCCGACACACTGCGGGAATTGCCGCCGGACGAAGCCGAGCTTCCCGAAGAGCAGGACGTCGCCGTAGACCAGCCCGAGGGCGACATCGAGACTCTGGATGAGGGCGGCAACGTCATCTCGATTGAGCACCCCGACGGCGAGATCACAATCAATCTTGATGGGCCGGTGCGATCGGCAGATGCGCCCGACGTTCCTCCGCCCGGATGGTTTGATAACTTGGCCGACCAGGGACGCATATCAGATGCCGAACTGAGTCGTATCGCGGACGATTTGCTGCGGCAGATTGATCAAGATATCGAATCGCGAACCGAGTGGGTGACGTCGCGCGCCGACGGGATTCGGATGCTCGGCTTCAAGTTATCCGTGCCCAACACGTCAGGCTCGAGCGACGGCGCCCCGGTCGAAGGAATGTCCACGGTCCGCCATCCCTTGATGGCGCAAGCGGTTCTGAACTTCCAAGCCAATTCCCGCTCGGAGATGCTGCCGACGGACGGGCCGGTCAAGATCAGGGACGACAACAACAACCCGTCGACCGATGAAGACGAACTGGCCGAGGACTTCCAGCGCGACCTCAACCACTACCTGACCGTCACAGCGAGGGAATACTACCCCGACACAGACCGCATGCTGCTATCTGTCGGCTTCGGCGGTCTGGGCTTCAAGAAGGTCTATTACTGCCCGCTTCGCCAGCGGCCGGTCAGCGAGTCGGTGGATGCCGATGACTTGATCGTCAACAACTCGGCCACCGACCTCAAGAACGCCAAGCGCGTCACGCACCGATCGAATCTAAGCCCCAACACGATCAAGCGCCTGCAAATTCTGGGCGTCTATCGCGATATCTCCCTGTCGCAGGCCAACGTTCCCAAACTGGACGCAGCCCAGCAGGAGAAGAAGGACCAGCAGGGTGTAACGGTAGAGGCGTTCGACCCTGAGGACCGCGACCGCCTGATCTACGAGTGCTATTGCGAGCTCGATATCAAGGGCTTTGAGCACAAGGCGAAGGGCAAAGAAACCGGCCTCGAAATCCCCTACCGTGTGACCATCGACGAGACCACGCGGCAAATCCTTTCGATCGTCCGCGACTACAACGAGGACACCAAGGATCTTCCCGAGAAGCGGACCACGTTCGTCAAATATCCGTTCATCCCGGGCTTCGGCTTCTACGACCTGGGTTTCGTCCACATCCTCGGCAACACGACCAATGCTCTGACGGCGGCATGGCGTGAGTTGTTGGACGCCGGCATGTTCGCTTGTTTCCCGGGCTTCCTGCTGGCTGACGCGGGCGGTCGGCAGAATACGAACATCTTCCGCATTCCCCCAGGCGGCGGCGCGCTGGTCAAGACCGGTGGGCTTCCGATCAGCCAAGCGGCGATGCCATTGCCCTACAAGGAGCCGTCGCAGGCCCTGATGAACCTCGTCGGCCAGATGGCGGAGACAGGCCAGAGGCTGGCGGGCGCCGCTGATCTCATGGTGGGCGAGGGCAAGCAGGATATGCCGGTCGGCACGATCCTGGCCGTCATCGAACAGGCGACCAAGGTCGAAAACGCCATCCATAAGCGGCTGCACTCAGCGCAGGCCGAGGAACTGCAGTTGCTGGTGGATTGCTTCAGGGAGCATCCAGAATCGTTCTGGCAGCGCAATCGCAGGCCGGCGCGGAAATGGGACGAGGAGACGTTCCGCCGCGCGCTGGATAGCGTCGATCTTGTCCCGCAGTCCGACCCTAACACGTCGAGCCATACCCAGCGCATCATGAAGGCGGTGGCGCTAAAGCAGTTGAGCATGGCCAACCCGCAGGCCTACGACGTCAACGCGATCGACACAGTCATCATCCGGACGCTCGGATATTCGAATCCGGAACAGTTCTTCGCCAAGACCCCGCAGCAAAATCCGATGGTGATCAAGGAACAAGCCAAGGCTCAGTCGGACGGCAAGCGCGCCGAGGCCGCAATGGTCAATGCGCAGGCCAACATGGTGAAGGCCAAGGGCCAAGGACTGTCGGGCGGTAAGTCACCAGAGGAGCTGCAGCTTGATCAGCAGCGCCTCGCGCTTGATGCGCAGGATCAGCACTTTACACAGTCGCGTGCGGCGACCGAGGACGAAAACCGGGACAAGGACCGGCAGGCCGATCTCGTCATCGCCGCCTCGCGATTGGACGGCGATCTCGTGAAGCAGCGAGAGCAGCAACGCCACGAGCGTGGAATGCAGAATGCGGACCACATCGTGCAGACGCTCCAGAATCTGGCGCGGCCACAGAACCAGAGGGTGATTTGAGCGCCATTGCCCGAGCTCTGCTTGTGGCGCGCATGAAGCGGCAAGCGGGTGGAGGTGCCGGCGATCCTCTGGATTATTCGGATCGATATAACACCAAGCTGAGCGACGCAGACGAGCAGGCTTACCAGAAGTGGGCCAAACAGAATGGCCGTGAGAACGATACCTACGACTACGACATGCGTGGTGCGTGGCTCGCTGGCGCCAAGGCAGGCGACAACGGTCACTTCCCTGACACTTACAAGAAGCCCAACCATCCGACGTTTAGTACCGAAAGCATATACAACGGCAACGGCAATTACGGAGGGTCTTGGGGAGACAACTCGTTCACGCCCGGCACCACAAACCTGATGCTTCATTCTGTACCAGAGCTTCAGGACTACTTTCAGAGGGTGGAGCCGGGATCGTCCCTCAACACGAATGCGCCCGTCTATAGGCGCGGTGGCCGCACCAACGTCGCCCGCGCTCTTGCGATTGCCCGCCAGAAGCGGAAAGCCAGCAAGCAGTCGGTCCATTACTCGCGCGGCATGAAGTCGAAGCATTGCGGCATCTGCCAGCACTTCCGGCCGCCGCATTCGTGCGAGCTCGTAGAGGGCAAGATCGATCCCGAATACTGGTGCGAGAAGTTTAAAGCGAAGCCCGCCAAGTAATGCCGGAATAGAACGCTCGCTGACGCTGCGCTATATTTTGTTCGCGGGCCATCTCTCCGATGGCAGAGGAGCCGCGGTTGATTAGTCGGACGGTCATTGTCGGCTGATCTTTTTGCGCGCTCCCGCTTCGGGCCGCACAGGAGAGATGGATGAGCGAACTCGCGCAGAAGTCGCGCGCCGCGATGAAGGACAAGATCAAGCGCATGCTTGGGCCTGGTTCCGGTGGTGACATCGATGCAAGCGGCTGGCGAGAGCCGACCGACATGCGCACGAATGCTCAGACGGGCCTTCGCCCTGTATCGCGTCAGGCCCGCAAGCGTGGTGGCAAGGTCGAGGGCCACGTTCCCCAGCATCGCGCCGACCGCAAGCCCCGGAAGTCCGGCGGCCGTGCCATCGCAAACGACTACGTGACGCGCAATGTGAAGGACGCGAACGCCTCCGAATTCGGCAGGCCCCATGACGGCGGCTACGCCCACGGCGGCGCTGCTAACTTCCGCAAGCAAATGCACGCCGACGTGGCGGAAGACAAGCGGCTGGCGCGGCACATGAAGTCGAGCCGTTCTCACAAGCGCAACGGCGGCGGCCAATTCATCCAGAACGCCATCAAGCATCCCGGCGCCCTGCATGAGGAGCTTCACGTTCCGAAGGGCCAGAAGATTCCGACAAAGAAGCTTGCCAAGACCACGCGCTCCGACAATCCGAAGCTGGCCAAGCGCGCGAAGTTCGCTGAGGAGTTGAAGGGCTTCCGGCATGCCAAAGCCCACGGCGGCAGTCTCGCGGCCGAGGCCGGCATGCGTCCGAAAGGTGGCCGTGATGCCCACAAGCGCGGTGGCCGCGCCAAGGGCAAGACCAACATCCTGATCAACATCTCGCCGGGTCACGCGCAGCAGCCCACGCCGATGCCGGCGGCTCCTGTTCGTCCGCCGCAGCCCGCTCCGGCACCGACGCCGGCCCCGATGCCCCCGCAGATTGCCGGTGGCGCACCCCCGATGATGGGCCTCGGCGCTGCCGGCCCGCAGATGCCGATGATGCGCAAGCACGGCGGCCGGACAATGCCAACGGTGGCAAGCGCCAAGCGTGCACGCAGCTACAAGGACGTCGACGCTTCCGCCTCGGCTGGTCTGGGACGCTTGGAGAAGACCGCCATTCAGGAGCATCGCAGATAGAGATTTCGCTGTCGCTGGGCAGCCGGCAGCAGCGGATAGGGGCGCGCTCGTTACTCCTCTAGCGAGCGTCGCCCCGCTTAAACCCCCGAGGATAGAGGAGATAGAGGAGTTGAATGCAGACCGTAGGAGACCGCGCGCTCGATAAGCTCAAGGAGCTGATCGGAGCTGAGATCAATCGCATCAGAGACATCTTGGACGGCCCGAACGCACATGTTCTGCCCATGGACACCCACCGCTACATGGTCGGCCAGATTCACGGCCTGCGGGCTGTAGTCCACCAAGACTCTCCCACCGACCTGATTCGAGAGGCCATCGCTGCAACCCGAGACGAGAGCGCGTCGGACCGTCAGAAGGTGGCAGCATGACCGGCCCCAAACTCGGATACATGGACTTCAGCACCCTGAGGCTTGCGATAGCTGCCGTACGCGAATGCTGGCCCACAAATGCAGACACCAACGCAGGTGTGGTGATCGCCGCCGCTGAGGCCCACTTGGCGACGTTGCCACGAACCAAGACCATCTCCGTGTGGCGCGTTGAGAGTTGTGTGCGCGCTGAACCCACCGCCAAATGGTGGCCAAGTACGCAGACATGTGAAACTGCCGAAGAGGCAAATCAGACAGCGGAGAAGTTGAGGCGGGTCCATATCGGCGCGCCGCCCGTTCCGATGCATGACTGCATCCGCGTCACCGGCCCCCATGAGCACGAGGTTCCCGTCTGATGCCCGCCATGGCGATGAAGCACGACGCCGACCCAGCGCAGGAAATGCTCGCCAAGCTCGGCAACCTCAGCGCCTTCCAGCCGACCCACAACAACGTGCTGGTAGCGATCTACGACCGCCCGGCACAGACCAAGAGCGGGATCGTTCTGCCCGATCAGTACCGGGACGAGGAACGGTTCCAGGGCAAAGCGGCATTGATTGTCGCCAAGGGTCCGACTGCCTTCCGTGATGCCGAGGGCTGGAACTTCGCATCTACACCGATGGACGTTGGCGACTGGATCGCCATGCGCCCGAGTGACGGTTGGAGCATCAGTGTCAACAAGGTGCTCTGCCGCATGATTCCCGACACGGCGATCCGGGCCAAGATCGCATCTCCTGACGTAATTTGGTGAGCCCCATGGCTGACGAACCCGAAGAGATCGAAGTCGATATCACCGAGCCTGCAAAGAAGGAAGGCGACAAGCCAGAGACAGGCACGCCCGAGGTTGTCGCCGACGCTCCAGAAAAGCCGGAAAAGCCCGAAATCCTCACGCCCGAGGAAGGCGTCGACAAACTCAAGGCAAACCTGGAGGCCACGAAGCGTGAACGGGACGAAGAAGCCCGCAAGCGTCGTGAGGCCGAATCCAGGGCCACGAACGCCACCAAGCAGATTCAGGACGCCGAGCTGCGCGAGGTGACCGGAGCGATCGACATCGTGACTCGCGATCTCGACACGGCCAGGGCGAACTACCGCACTGCTCGCGCCAATGGCGACGTAGACGCCGAGATAGCTGCTACTGAGCAGATCGCGGATGCCAAGGGCAAACTACAGGCGCTCGAGCACGGCAAGATGGCACTGGAACAGCGGGCCAAGCAGCCGCCGAGAACCGAGACGCCGGGCGACCCTGTGGAGGCGCTTGCGGGCATCTTGGAGAAGGGTGGGAATGTGCGATCGGCCGCTTGGGTTCGCAAGCATCCCGAATACGCCAAGAGTGACGCGGCATACAACAAGATGCTGGGCGCGCACTACAAGGCTCTGTCTGCTGGCCATGCGGTCGAGAGCGACGCCTATTTCGACTTCATCGATGGCGACCTTGGACACAAGCAATCGCCCGCAGCCGAGGTCACCAAGACCAACCCCGATCCCAACCCGGAGCAACCCTTGTCCTCTGCATCGCGTCCTGTCGCCCCGCCGGCGGCCCCCGTGTCGCGTCAGCCGGCCGGCAGTCCACGACAGGGAACCGTTCGCCTGAGCAAGGCCCAGGCCGAGGCGGCAGAGTTCTCTTTCCCCGACGTCCCCAAGGCTGAAGCCTATCGGCTGTACGCCAAGAACCTGCAAGCCCCCCGGAACTAGGAGGCCACGATGGAAGCCATGACCGACGCCCCGCGCCCAAAGCGCAAGTACACCCGCCGCAAGCCGCTACCCGAGAAGACCGCAAAACCCGGCACCGTGGGCGAGATTCTGGAGCGCACGGCCAGCCCTGACAATTCGGCGGCGTTCAACGATCCGCGTTCCGTCTCGGTGACCGACTCGGTGACCGACCTTGCCATGGAGCAGACCATCGAGCGCCCGCCGCTCCGTGAGCCGGTCCGCGAGGAGGATCCCCGCGCCGCCGCCATGAAGCGTGCGCAGGAGTGGTTCTCCCACATCGAGTCCCTGCCCGATGGTCGCGACAAATACTATATCGACCCGTCCAAGATCCCCGACGGCTGGACCTACGAATGGAAGCGCTGGACCACCATCGGCCGGGAAGACCCGCAGTACCAGGTCTCGCTCCAGCAGACCGCATGGCAGGCTGTTCCGGCCTCGCGTCACCCCGAACTGATGCCGACCGGCTTCCGCGGCCAGACCATCGACATCGACGGCATGCGCTTGATGGAGCGCCCCGAGATGATCACCAACTGGCAGAAGGATCGGGACAAGCAGAACGCCGAAGCCCCGATCCGTAACCTGAAGGCGAAGCTCAGTGCCGCACCACAGGGCCAGTTCGACCGGTCCAATCCTGGCGGTGCGTCGCCCGTTAAGATCAACACCAGCTTCGCGCCGCCGGAGATTCCGAAGGCGTGAGGTTCCCCCAACTAATGCCGTTGTAGAAGCCAAAGCGCTCGGGAATTAGAATGTCCTCGCTGCAGCAGATCGCCCCGCGCAGCTCCGGCAGAGCACCGCCAGTGCGGCGGAGGTCATGGGTGTTCTAGAAATCCCTTCGCGGGGCGGCAGCCCTCTCTCCCGGCGTAGAGAGGCGAAATCAGAAATAGCTCGCTCCCGAGCGGCCCCGGCGTGCCGATGACGGAGTTCCCCAAGAGGGGTTCTTCGCGTTGGCTTTCAGCAACACCTACTCGTTCGCCCCCGGCCTCTCTGAAATTGGTCTTCAGGCCTTTCAGATCGCAGGCGTGCGGCCGACCGCGTTGACCCAAGAACACCTCGTGTCACTGCGTATGGCGGCAAATCTGTTGCTCGCGAGCTGGTCCAACCTGCCAAACCTGTGGAGCGTCACGCCGACGCCAACGACCATTACGCTCGTGGCGGGCACGCCGACCTACAGCATTCCGTCAAACATCGTCCTGATCTTGGACGCATACGTTGAGATCACCAACGGCGCCGACCAGCCCATCGATCGTATCGTGTTGCCGGTCAGCCGTAGCGAGTACTCCGCTTATCCAAACAAATTGGCGCAAGGACAGGTGACGACCTTCTGGCACAATCGCCAGATCACCGACCCCAGCGTCAGCCTCTACTTCTGCCCCGATGGCGTGAGCGCGACGACCTTCAAATACTACGGCCTTATCCAGCTTCAGGATGTGACGACGACGGGCGGCCAGCAGCCATTCGTGCCGTACGTCTTCCAGGAAGCCTTTTGCTATGGCCTCGCGCTGAGGCTGGCTGAGATCTGGACGCCGGAGCGCGTGGCGATGATCGCGCCGCGCGCCAAGGAGACCTACGACCTCGCAGCTTCAACCAATGTTGAGCAGGCGTCGGTCTATATCTCGCCCGTCCTCGAATCCTATTACCGGGTGTGAGCGATGGCCTATGCATCCAAGGCCGGTCGCGCGCACGCCAGCTCTAGCAGGCCGAGAGCTCAGGCGGTCTGTGATCGCTGCGGTATATGGGATCAGCATCAGAATTTGTCGTGGCAATACGACTGGAGAGGGGCATCCCTTGCCAACCTCCAATTGCTCGTGTGTCAACGCTGTCTTGATCGTGCACAACCCCAACTTCGCGCCATCGTATTGCCGCCCGATCCCGTGCCAATAAAGCAACCGCGTATCGAGCCCTTCGTGGAAGACGAGTCCTGATATGGCCTTCGTCACCAACGCGCCCGCTTTGACCGACCCTGCGACCGGCATACCCATTCCACAGGGCGTCACGCTTGTGACCGAAGACGGCGTGCAACTCATGCCGCAAATGGTTGGGCAGTCTCCGGGCTCACAGTACCAGGAGCCTGGCAACCAGGTGCCGACTCCGGTCGGCCAGACGATCACCTATCCGTACGGCTTCTCGTCATTTCCGGTCACGGGGCCTTTGAGCTGATGGACAACCTGCAAGTCAATCTGACTCTACCCCTCCAGTGGGTGAATATCGCCCTCAGTGCGCTTGGAAAACAACCGTATGAGACGGTGGCGCAGGTCGTGGTGTCCATTCAGACGCAGGCGCAAACCCAACTCGATGCGGCGCAGAAGGCCAAAGCCCTTCAAGCGGCCGAGTCGCCGCAGGAATAGGCCGTGTCGCTCACGTACGCCACTTTGGTTACTCAGCTCGCGACGATGGCGGTCATTGACCCGTCCAACCCGCCGTTCCTCGAGGCGTTGCCGTCTGCGATCGATTATGCCGAGTTGAGGATGCAGAGGGATTTGGACCTCTTGGCGACGGTGAACAGCAATACCAGCTTCGCTCTGTCCGCAAATACCCGCTCGGTGACCTTCACCGAGGGCACTTTCGTCACCATCCAGAACGTCAACGTCATCACGCCAGCCGGCACTTCTGATCCAAACTCAGGAACGCGCAATCCATGCCTATCGGTCAGCAAGGAGTTCCTGGACTACACATGGCCATCGGTCAGCGGCGCGACGGTACCCGTCTGGTTCGCGATGCTCAATGCCAACACGCTCTACTTCGGACCGTGGCCGGACCAGAATTATCATATTGAGCTTGTGGGCACGGTGCGCTTCACGCCGCTCTCGGCGAGCAATCAAACCAACTACCTCGGCACCTATTTCCCGGACCTCTATGTTCAGTGCGCGATGATCTATGTCTCCGAGTACCAACGCCAGTTTGGTGCCACTGCGAACGATCCGCAGATGCCGGGCACATATGAGGCGCAATATAAGCTTCTGCTGTCCTCTGCGCAGGTCGAAGAGGCGCGTAGGAAGTTCTCCAGCGTCGCATGGACCTCGCAGAGTCCATCGCCCGTCGCCACGCCATCGAGGTAGACCGTGGGGCACGCGAACCTCAAGCTGATTCCCGGCGTTGACACAAATCGCACGCCGACCTGGAACGAGGCGGCCATCTCCTCGTGTAATCTGATCAGGTTCATGAGGGATAGGCAGGGCGCGGCGATGCCGCAGAAACTCGGAGGGTGGGGAAAATTCTTCCCGCAGCCGATGCCTTCCCATCCACGCAACCTCTGGCCGTGGCAGGACACGAACGACAACGATTATCTGGCGGTAGGCTGCGAAACGGCTGCGGGTGATGCAGGCGCCCCGCTCATCATAATCAATGGTGGTAGCTCCATAACGGTCACGCCCATTGTCCGTCAGGATAATGTCTCGCCATCAGTCACCACCAGCACGAGCAGTAGCACGGTCGATATCGACGATGCCGGTAGCAACACAAACAACTTCACGTCGATCTTCGTGAACACCCACATTGCAGTGGGTGGGATCATCGTCTTTGGTTTCTACCAGTGCGCGGGCATCTCGGCTGATCAGTTCACGGTCAATCTGGTCGATGCGCTGGGAAATCCAGTGTTCCCAGGATCGAACGTAGCGGCCGGCGGTGTCGTCGCCGCGTTCACGACCAGCAATGGATCTTCGTCGGTGAACGTCGCGCTGCCCAATCACGGCTATTCTGTGGGCGCCACCTATCCGCTGCTTGTCACAACGACAGTGGGTGGACTGAGCCTCTTCGGCAACTACATCATCCAGGATGTCGTGGATGCCGACAACTTCACCATATTCGCAGCCCAGCAGGCGACATCGACCGCGACAGTATCGATCAATGGCGGCGATGCCCAATATGACTTCTTCATCGGTCTGGGACCGCTGCCGGCCGGGACTGGATATGGCGCGGGCGGCTACGGCGTCGGCGGATATGGTTCGGGCGTGGCCCCCGTGTCCCCGACGGGAGACAATATCACCGCATCCGATTGGGCGCTCGACAATTGGGGATCGATCCTCGTTGCGAGCGCGACGGGTATCCAGGTCGGACCAGATGGCGCTCTCCCGATTGGGAGCCCTATCTACATCTGGAATCCGTTGTCAAACACCCAAATCGCCTCTGTCATTCCGCAAGGTCCCGTCAGCAATGCCGGTATCTTCGTGGCGATGCCACAGCGGCAGATCGTGGCGTGGGGATCGACCTTCACGGGAATTCCCGATCCGCTGCTGCTTCGCTGGTGCGATATCGGGGACTACACGCAGTGGATTGCGCAACCAACCAACCAGGCGGGCTCCTATCGCATTCCAAAGGGCTCGAGGATCGTCGGCTGCCTGCAGGTCTCGCAGCAGGCCCTGGTCTTCACTGATCTCTCGGTGTGGGCGATGCAGTACATCAATCAGCCCTTCGTCTACGCCTTCAACGAGATTGGTACCGGCTGCGGCCTGATCGCGCCGAAAGCGGCAGCCTCGTTTAATGGCGTCACCTACTGGATGTCACAGTCGCAGTTCTTCGTGCTGGCGGGCAACGGCGTCCAACCTCTCTATTGCCCGGTTTGGGATCAGGTGTTCCAGCGGCTCGATACGTCGAACGTCAATAAGATCCGAGTGGCGGTGAATTCACGCTTCAATGAGATCAATTGGTTCTTCCCGTCCACCTCTGGCGGGGGAGAGGTGGACTCCTATGTGAAGTACAACGTTCTTCTTGGACCTAACGGCGGGTGGGACTACGGCTCGCTGACGCGCACGGCCTGGACCAACCAATCGGTCCTCGGTGCGCCGATCGGCGCGGACCAGAACAATTTCCTCCAGCAGCACGAGACATCGAACGACGCCGATGGACAGGCGATGGATAGCTGGTTCCAGACTGGCTATTTCGAATTGTCAGAAGGCAACTGGCAGACCTTCGTCGATATGGTGTTCCCGGATATGAAGTTCGGCCAGACCGGTTCCGTGCAGAATGCCACGATCCTGCTGACCTTCTATGTCGCCCAATATCCGGGAGATACTCCCCTTGTTGTTGGGCCCTACAACATCATCCAATCGACGCAGTTCGTGTCCACTCGGCTCCGTGGACGTCTTGTCTCGATCAAGATCGAGAGCAACGACGTTGGATCATTCTGGAGGCTTGGCTCAATGCGATACAGGTACGCGCAGGACGGGAGATTCTGATCATGGCTGATGCCGACTTTCTCACGGGCCTCCAGAATGCCGTGCAGGCGATCAACACGCTGGCGCAAACTTGGAGTTCTATTCAGGGCGTCGCGAGCTCGCCCGCATATGCGTCGGATACGGTGATCACGATCAAGCAAGGCCGCGTCGCCTATGTCTCTATCATCGCTGGCGGCTCGGCCGCCGGGTACATCCACAACTGCCAGACAGTGGCGGCGGCAGCCGATTCCAACAAGTTGATGCTTCTCCCGCAGACCACAGGAATCTACGCGGCGGCCTGCAATTTCAACAACGGCTTGGTAATCAAACCGGGGGCCGGTCAGTTGGTCTCTGTCACGTATTCACTGGCCCAAGTCCAGACGGCGGCGAGCTGATGGAGGCGGTACAAGAAGCCCTGCGAATCGCCCGAGCACCGAAGGCGTCGCCGCGTGTCCATTCGGGCGCAATCCGCAGCGATGTACCGGGCCGCACGGACCATCTGCCGATGCATCTCCCATCCGGGGCCTACGTCATTCCCGCCGATGTGGTGAGCCACCACGGAGAAGGGAACACCTTGGCGGGTTTCAAGGCGCTGGACACGTTGTTTGATTCCTTCGACCGGACTGGCGGTAAGCCCTACGGCGAGGCCGGATTGCCCTATGGCGCGAGGGAACAACGAGCGCGAGGGGGGAGCGCCGAGGTGCCCATCGTCGGCGCGGGCGGCGAGTATGTCGTTCACCCACACATCATCGAATCCATTGGTCGTCACTTCGGCGGAGACCTGAACGACGGGCACTCAATACTTGATCAATTTGTGCTGCAATCTCGCGCCGATCATGTGAAGACACTGAAGAAGCTCCCCGGGCCACGGAAGAACTGATGAGCGACCTGATCGTCCGCGTAGGCACTCCCTCAGATATTCAGGACGTGCTCGCTCTCGCAATGGAGGGCGCGGTCGAGAACGGGATCGTCCGGCCGGACATGGAGAAGATCGCCAACGAATTCTGGGCATCGCTTCATCTCGACGGTGGCATTGTCGGCATTGTCGGCCCGAAAGACGGAAAGCCGGAGGGCTTTACGCTGCTCCGAGTGACCAGCATGTGGTATGGTCAGGGGGACGATCCGGTGCTCGAGGAGCGCATCGTCTTCGTGAAAAAGGAATTCCGAGCCGCCAAAGGAGGGCGGGCCCGGAAGCTGTGTGAGTTTGCAAAGCAGAGTGCCGAACGATTGGGGCTGCCTCTCATGATCGGCATTCTGAGCACCGAGCGGACAGAAGGAAAAGTGAGGTTGTATCGCCGCGTCTTTGGCGAACCTTCCGGAGCCTTCTGGCTGATCGGTGCGAAATCCGGACGATCAGTCGAGGCAGCCCCGCGTGATCAGGACATTCAAGCATCCGTTTGAGCCGCAGGAGATTTGGGACGATTCGTCGTTCGCTGACTTCCTGACGCCTGAAGCCGCGCCACCGATCGCGCGCCGTCATCTCTGCCATGGGGGCAAGAGTGGCACAAGCTCTGGCATGCAGTCGTCTTCCACGTCTGCACCGGGCAACGTCACGGCATGGGCAACGGACGCATTCAACCGCGCCTCGAATGCGGCGAGTCAGCCATTCCAGTCATACACGGGGGAATTCGTCGCTCCGGTCAACGCCCAGCAGACGACAGGCATCAACAATATCAACGACGCATCAGGCGTCTACTCGGGGTACGCTGGTCCCGCACTCGATAGCCTGAATTCCGGTTTAGGGGCTGGCCAAGCACTTACGCTGGCCGGTGCCGGCCCCGCCAATCCGGGCGCCCTGAACATCAACCAGTATATGTCGCCGTACTTGAATTCGGTGGTGGCATCGACGCTGGCGAACCTTCGGCAACAGCAGGGGCAAGAGCAATCGTCTCTTGCGGGCAACGCGATCCAGTCAGGAGCGTTTGGCGGCGATCGTGCGGGCGTCGCGGGTGCGAACCTCGCGCGACAGCAGGATTTGGCTACAGGACAAGTCGCGAGCGACCTCCTCAATCAGGGCTACAACACTGCTCTCTCGACTGCGCAGCAGCAGCAGGGCGTCGGTCTCTCGGCGCAGCAGGCGAACCTTGCTCGTCTTCTTCAGGCGGGCGGTCAGTTCTTCAACCAGGGCCTCAGCGGCGCACAGGGCCTGTCGAATCTCGGCACTACGCAGCAGACCAACGAACTCAATGCGGCAAATGCCCAGATCGGTGCGGGTACGCTGCAGCAGCAGACCCAGCAGCAGTTGGATGCGGCACTCTACAATCAGTTCTTGCAGAAACAGGCCTACCCATTCCAGACCTCGCAATTCCTGATCAATGCACTGCAGGGCGTCGCTCCGGTCTTCGGCACGACGTCGACCTCCTACGGCTCTCAGACCCAGCCCATGCCGTTCTTCCATAGCGGTGGCCGAGTCGGTTTGGCTGCGGGTGGCCGCTCCTATGATGAAGCCGATACCTACTGGCAGGACAAGCTTGATCGCATCGGTTTGGCGGGTGGGGGTGTTTCGGACGATGCGCTGGCGCGCCTTTATCCGTGGCTCGCTAAGCCCACGAGCGGTCCCTATGGCGTCGATGTCACCCCGCATGCCAGCATGCAGCTTCCGCAGTCCCCGAGGGGGATCGAATTCCATGGCCCATCGCAGAATCAGGGGCTCGGTTCCACCATCGGTGACATCAACAAGGCCGTCGATTTCGGCAAGAACTTGGGCGACACATACAAGTTCGGCAAGGATGCGCTGGTAGGATCGAAGCCAGTTCTCGACGCTAGCGGTAAGGTGATGAAGCCCGCTACAGAAGGTTGGTTCGGGTATGGCGGAACTTGGGGGGCATCTTCGCCGGGAGCGTCTGGTGCAAGTGCACCGAGCGGCGCGGGCCTTGGTGGCGCTTTATCGGTGATGACCCTGGATCCGAGCGGAAACGTCAGTGGTGCGCCGAGCTTCGATTCGTCCGTCATGGCTCCGGACCTTGACCCGATCTATCGCCGCGGCGGCCGTGTCGGTCTGGCCTACGGCGGCATGCCGTATGCGAATGAAACGCCGAATCCGATCGTGCCCGAGGATATTGCCGAGCCGGCTAAGATCACCGATCCGCTGAATGACATGCGCAATCCGGCCGCTCAGTTTGGGGGCGGTGGTGGGGGTGGCGGCAGCGGACTTGGGAGCGCGATCAATGGTCTGAATAATGTCTTTTCACTGGGCAAGAACATCGCCAGCGCGGTTCCAGCAGTCATGAGTTTCCTTGCGCTCGCCAACGGCGGTCGCGTCGGCAAGGATGTCGGCGGCGGCGCGACGGGCGATCCAGTCGACTTGACCGGAGGGCCAACAACTATCTTGCGCGAAGCGCAGCGGCATCCCAACCCCGATCAGTGGGCGCGCAATGCCTCGTCTACGAGTGGATACGCTCCCGATCAATGGGTGGATCCTTCCGATCTCTTCCCGAAGATACTCGCCATTGAGAGCGGCAATCAGCATTTCCAACCGAACGGCCAACCAGTTACATCGCCCAAGGGCGCGGTTGGTGTTGCCCAAGTGATGCCCGGCACCGGCCCTGAAGCGGCGAAGCTGGCGGGCGTCGACTGGAATCCTGATCTGTTCAACCGTGGGCGCACGGGTGATCCGGTGAAGGACAAGGAAGCCGAGGACTACAATCGCAAGCTCGGCCAAGCCTACTACAACGAGCAGCGTCGTGTGTTCGGCGATCCGATGATTGCCGCTGCGGCATACAATGCCGGGCCAGAGGCGGTACGCGCCGCTATTGCCAAGGCACAGGCGCAGGGTGGCAGCTACACGGACTACCTTCCGCAGGAAACGCAGGGCTACGTATCATCCCTGATGCCTAAGAGCACTCCGTCCGGCGATGCGCTTTCGATGGTGATGACGCCACCGCTCGTGGACCCGTCTGCATCATTTCCCGCGAAAGAAAGCTGGTGGGATCGCGAGAGTGGCGGTCTCAGTGGCACCGAACGCGCGGTGCTCTCTGTGCTGTCGGGACTTGGTGGTATGGCGTCGTCCCCCAGCCGCTTCCTTGGTAGCGCGATCCTGCAGGGTCTTGGCGCGGGTGCGAACACCTATGCCCAGCTCGCCCAGCGCGGCAAGTCTCTCGATATCGCTCAGCAGCAGGCGAACACGGCACAGGGCCAACTCGGTATCGCCCAGACGGCGAAGGATATCCAGGTTCTCACGCAACTCCGGCAGATCGCGGCGGGATATGCGGCCAATCGCCAACCGGTCCCGGCATGGATTGCGCAACAGATCAACACGCTGGCCGCGCGCCTCCCGGGTGCGGGCACAACAATCCCGCGCATCTCTGCCCCGTCGGTCGTCTCTGTTGCTCCACCGTCCGCCCCGATCAAATCCGAACCGCTCGCGCCTCTTCCGGTCAAGGAGGAGAAGGGTGCTCCCGCGTCAGCCTCCGCAGAGACACCGAAGCCTGAGGCGCAGCCCGCACCCACGGCCAACATTACCGATCCGGAATTCCGGCGCAGGCTGGGGCCGGAGCGCGACCCAACCGCCCTCCGTGAACGCGCGGCGGCGGTGGCGCAGTTCGATCCGGACCGCGCGAAGGAGTTTCGCGACCGTGCCCAGCACATCGAAGAGCAGATGCTTTCGACCGGCAAGGCGATCGATTCCGACGGCAAGGTCATGGATGTTCCGGGCTGGGCAGAGCAGCAGGCCGCCGTGGGCCGCGTCGAGCCCAATCAGAAGTGGTTGGATGAGCAGGGCACGCAAGCGCTTCAGCGCTCGCAGGCGCGGGAGCAGTTGGACGTCATCCGTGGCATCCTCGAGAATTACCAGTCGGGTTCTCTCGCTGGCATGAAGGCGCAGGCACAGGCGCTGGCGAAGGGCCTCGGCATCGACGTGCCTAACACCGCCACCATGAATGCGGCCGACTACGAGAAGTTCCTGAAGGCGACGCTGCGCAACGTCTTCTCGGACGTGAAGGACATGGGCGGACGTCCTCTCGTTTCTGAAATCCAGGGCTTCGAGAAGGCCACTGCGTCACCTGAGCTCCAGCCGCAGGCCAACAAGGAAATCCTTGCCCAACTCTATGCGCGGCTCAACCAGCTCGACAAGTATTACGGCGATACCGCATCCGAGATGGCGAAGAACAAGGCGCTTGATCGCGGCGTCTACACCAGCAATTGGCTGAAGCAGAAGGAGAACGGCATCGCTCCAATGGTCGAAGAGGCGAAGCGCGATCTTGCGGTGCGCGGCGTCTCTCCCGGGATTGGCGACATGAAGGAGGGGCATGTCTACGTCATCGAAGCAGGGCAGTTGCCGGGCGTCAACGCCCCGACCAAGTACAGATTCAGCCACGGTCCGGACGGTAAGCCGAAGCTCGATAAGGTGCCGTGATGCCTGATCCGACCGATACCGCGCCTGACACCATCGACCTGTCCTCGTATACGACGCAGAAGGGCGCGCCGGATACGATCTCGCTTGCGCCGACTGGACAAGAGAAGCCGTTGCAGAACCGGCCCGACGATTCGGGCCTGGCCGGCACGCTGAAGAATGCCGGCACCACGACAATCAAGGGTTTGGCGCACATCCCCGGTTTCGTGGGCGACTTGAGCGACCTCAGTAAATACGTGATGGCTCGCATCATCGCGGGTATTAGCGGAACGCCCGTCGAGCAGGTGATGCAGCGGCAGGCGGAGAACGAGCGTCAACGTTTGCAGAGCACGCCTACTTGGGCGCGCTTGCCGGAAGCGCCGTCCGGCCACGACATCAGTGCACCCATTCTCAAGCAGACTGGCGAATACCAACCGACGACAACTGCGGGCCGCATCGGGGCTGCTGCGGGAGAGACGGGTCTAGCGATGCTCGGCCCGGGCGGTGTGGGTGCCGGTCTGAAGGCCGCTAAGGCGGGCAAGACGGGCCTTGATCTTGCCCGCAGCATCCTTACGGGCGGTGCTAAGGCCATGCCCGGCGGCGCGGCGTCAGGAGCGGTGGGCGACGTCGCCACGCAATTGACGGGCGATCCTCTCGCCGGAATCGTGGCGGGTTCCGTGCTACCGATCGGCGCTGCCGTGGCCAAGCCAGCGGTGCGCCCGCTTGTCGAGCCCTTCGTTCCGTCCATGCGCCAGCGGGCTGCCAATCGCATTCTGACGAAGTCGGCAACCGATCCAGAAGCGGCGATTGATGCTGTCCAGAACCGGCCGCCGAAACCGGGCGAAACCTTGGGGGAGGCGACGCTCGATCCCGGTCTTTTGCAGGCGGAGAAGGGCGCGCTGAACACGTCCGACCATTTCCGGGCGGCAATGGCCGACCGTGACGCGGCCCGCAATGAGCAGCGCACGCAGGCAATCAACGGCATCGCCCCGCCGGCCGATCAGATGGCCCCCGTTAAGCTGTTCCGTCAGCGTCTGGAGGACATCGAGGGTGCTGCGCAGGATGCGGTGGACCGGGCGACAGCTCATGCCAAGGCGGCCCATGAAGCACTTCCCGGGGCGACCCCAGCCAACGTCAGCGGCGAGACCCTGCGGACCATTGTGAGCGAGGCCGACAAGGCCAAGGGCGCGGCCGTGTCCCGCCTATATAACGCGGTCGATCCGGAAGGTACCCTTTCGCTGGTGGCGACTGGCCCACGGGAGACGGCGACAGCGCTGCACCAGGCCTTCGATCCGATGGTGAGTGAGCCCAATATGGCTACCCCCATTATCGCCAAAATGACCACCCTGCCGGACGTCATGCCATTCCGGAAGCTGATGGATCTGGACACGACTATTACGAGCAAGATGGCGGAGGCTGCCCGTAGTGGGGATAAGGTTGGCCGGGGCCAACTGATAGCGCTAAAGGGGTCAGTCCAGAACGCGATCGACAGCGCCATTGAAAATCAGACCAAGTGGGAGCAGGGTGCGGTCGCGCGGGGCGAGGTGAGTCAGAATGATACCATCGGCGCCCGATTGGCCGAGGAAGCCCAGCAGTATGTCGCCGCCAGAAAGGCCGGGAGAAGCGTTAGCGCGAGTGCTGTTAACGCTGGACCCGCCGGACCGACCCGGATTTCTCCAGCACCTGGAGGAGAAGGCGAAACGGGAGGGCGACCTGGAGTACCTCCGGGCGATCAAGGAATACCGGGAGATGTCCCGAACTTTGACACCGAAGCCGCCGGGCGGCTGACCGCTGCCAAGACTGGCGCAAAGGAACGCGCGACTACGTTCGGCGCAAAGCCGATCGCGCCCACTCTCAAGACGACAGGCTTTGCCGGTCAGTACGCTATGCCCGATGCCAAGGTCCCTGCGGCGGCCTTCCCCAAGGGGGATATCGGCTATTCCAACGTCCGCGCTTTCCTAAACGCGGCCCCCCAGTCTGTTGACGCCCTGCGCAACATTGCCATCTCTCGCCTTCGCGATTCGATGCTTCAAGGCACGATGACGCCCGATGCCTTGGCGAAGTGGAAACAGGACTACGGACCGGCTCTGAAGGCGCTCAATGAGGCGGACCCCAATTCGGGCTGGCTGACCAAGTTCCACAATGCTGCTGGTGCGACAGCCGCTCTTGAGGACGCAGCAGCCGCGAGTCGACAGGCGGTAACGGAGGCGCGCACCGGCACGGCCGCGAAGTTCATGGGCCTGACCAATCCAGCAGAGGTTGGAGATACTCTCATGGGCATGGCGAAGGCCAAGAACGGCCCGACCCAACTCACGGACTTGATGGGACAGATGGACGACGCCGGGAAGGCCGGCGTCAGGCACTCGCTTGCCCAGACCATTCTTCGCGACCATGCCAACGCCGACGGCTCTCTATCCGGCGCCAAGCTGCGCAATTTCATCACCGACAATGGCGCCTCGCTGGAAGCCGTCTACGGCAAGCCCGGCATGGATGTCCTGTCCAAGCTGGCCGAAGATGCCGAGCGATACCAGAAAGCCCAAGGACTGCAGCGCTCGAAACTCGGCTCCGACTCCTTCGCCAACTTCATGAATTGGGCAAAGGCGAAGGGAGGCGGTCACGTCACGGATATGTCGATCGGCTTCCTGATCTTGCAGGGCTTGGAGCACGCCATTCAGACCGGCGACTTCCACGGGGTCGCGCTCGGCATCGGGGCGGCCGGAATCAAGGCAGGCATCGGCAAACTGCGTGCGGCCGGTATTCACAAGATCCATGACTTGGTTGAGCTCGGCATGCGTGACCCCGAAGTGGGCTCGGCCATGATGCAGTCAGCCTTGGATCGGAAGGGTCAGTTCAAGGCCGACGCACTAGACGCACTCGCGAAGGCTGTCTCACGCTCCGCCGTCGAGCGGCAAACCCTTGAAGAGCACGGCCGACTTGCTCGAGCGGCGGGCGGGAAGGTTCAGAAGATGGACCACGCGCGCAATGCGCGGGAACTGTTGGGTTTGGCGGAGAAGGCCAGGAAGCTGCATCAGCGAGAGACAAAGCCGCTGTTGCAACTGCCCGACGAGACTGTGGCCCATGCGTTGAAGGTCGCAAACCGAGCCGTGGGCGGCGACACTGCCTGACCCGCCAAGTAGTCCCACTGTGGCGGATAAGGGCTTCGGCGAGTAAAATCAGAGCCGCCCTCCCGGCGTAGGGCGCCTGTCAATTTCCTCCTAAGCTGCCTCGGTGTGCGGGCGACGGAGACTCCATCGAGTCATCCGCATGCCCGATCCGCAAACGCCGAATAAGAGACTCTTTACTCCTGCTCACGGCGCCGACGTGGACAGCTGGGACGTCCCGGCCAACGCGAACTGGAACTCAATCGACCTCGCGTTCGGCGGTTCCATCACGCTGAATGCCACTGCCCTGTCAGGCGATCAGACTCTTACATCAACGCAATACACGCCGCTCGCGCTCTTGATCAGCGGGACGCCAAGCGCGGCAATTACTTATGTCGTGCCGTCGGGCGTCGGCGGTCAATGGGAAGTGGAGAACAGCACCAGCGGTGGTCAGACCGTTGGCATCAAGTCGGCGGCGGGCGGCTCTACTGTGGTCATTCCAGCGGCGAGCAGGGCGCTGGTTTCATGCGACGGCACATCTCGCGGCATGGTGCGAAGCGACAGCGCGGTAAATCCCGGCGGCTCCAATACGCAGGTCCAATACAACTCATCCGGAAGTTTTGCGGGTTCCGCGAACCTCACATTTGATGGCACGACCTTAACATCAACCGACGCCGCGGTCACGACGCTCACGCTAACCACGCTGGCTAAGGGATCGCCCCTGACGGGTGTTTGCTTCTGGTTCGCTGGTATTGAAGCGAATATCCCCGCCAATTCTCTGCTCTGCTATGGTCAAGCCGTATCGCGCTCGACGTATGCCGCGCTGTTCGCGAAGATCGGCACGACATGGGGCTCCGGCGACGGTAGCACGACGTTCAACCTGCCGGACATGCGCGGTCGTGTGCCTGCGGGCGCGGACAATGAAGGCGGAACCCCGGCGAATCGTCTCGGCAATGGCGCAACGGGCGGCATCACTGGCGCAGCATCACTGGGCGCGACTGGCGGTGAACAATCGCACGCCCTGATTTCCGACGAGAACGGCCCGCACACACACACCTACAACGCGGCCGGCGTTAACTCGTATCAGCCGACACAGGGTGGTGGCGCTGTCTTCATTCCCGGTCAGCAGACGGGCTCGTCTGGCCTCGGCACCCCGCACAATACTGTGCAGCCGACCATTGTTGGTAATTGGATCATCTTTACCTGACGCCCCCATATAATGGAACTGATGCTTGTTTTACATCTCTTGTTCTCGGCATTCGAGAGCCATCAAGTAATTGATGCTTGAAAAAGCGAATCGGCTTTGAGATGATTTGATCGTCCAAGGCCAATCGGCCGCCGCTTCTCGGTGAAGCGGCCCGCAAAGTTTCCCGGCTCCTAATCGCCTCGGTGCGTGATGACGGTGCCTCCTGCAAAGGAGTGTCCCGCGTCATGGCGAACACGCAGGCATACAACGGTTTTCAGAGCTGGTTCGGTGGCTCTGGCGGCGCCTCGACTTGGGCGCAGAGTGTCCGCCGCATCGCATCCGGCAACGCCACTGCTATCTATTCCGGCGATCCGGTGATGCCGGTGGTCGGGACGGCGACCGGATACATCACCCAGGCGTCTCCGGGTTCTACCGTGATCGACGGCATCTTCGTCGGCTGCAAATACCTGTCGACCAGCCAGAAGCGCACGGTGTGGTCGCCCTATTGGCCCGGCTCTGATGCCACTGGCGATATCGAGGCTTACATCATCGATGATCCGAACGCGCAGTTCATCGTCCAGACCAGCACGAGCGCCTTTCAGGTCACGGGCTCGCTCACGACCTTCACCAGCTCGCCGGTTGGCCAGTATGCGCAGTTCTCGATCGGCAGCGGCAATACCTCCAACGGCCAGTCCGGCGCGTATCTGTCCAGCCTGAACACCACCGTCACTTTCCCGTTCATCGTGCGTGACATGTACGTCGGCCCGTCAAACGGCGGCGACCCGACGGCGCTCTATTGCAAGGTGATCGTGGGCTTCAACAACGAGTGGCTGCGCACCAACGGCGCCGGCCCGACCGGCATCAGCTAAGGAGCAACAGCCATGGCCGTCAATCTTGCAGCCATCAAGGACCTGCTCCTGCCGGGTCTCCGCGGAGTCGAGGGCAAGTACGAGATGATCCCGCGTCAGTGGGACAAGATCTTTACGCGCTTCGACTCCAAGATGGCGTTGGAGCGGACCGCCGAGATGCGGTACCTCAGCTATGCCCAGTTGAAGACCGAGGGCGGCCAGACCGCTTTCGACAACAACGCCGGCGAGCGCTACGTCTACAACCAGGAGCACATCGAGCTCGGTCTTGGGTACGCGATGACCCGCAAGGCCATCGACGACAACCTGTACAAGACGCAGTTCCACCCCTCCAACCTCGGCCTGATCGAGTCGTTCGCGCAGACCGAGGAAATCTACGGCGCCAACGTCTTCAACAGCGGCCAGACCTACAACAATGCGGTTGGTGGTGACGGTGTGGCGCTCTTCTCGACCGCGCATCCGATCGACGGCGGCACCTATGCCAACACGCCGACGGTGCAGGTCGACCTCAACGAATCGACGTTGCTGAACGCGATGATTGCGGTCCGCACGAACTTCAAGGACCAGGCCGGCCTCAAGATCTTCGCCCGCGCCCGCAAGTTGGTGGTGCCGCCCCAGCTCGAGCCGGTGGCGATCCGCCTGACCAAGACCGAGCTTCGACCCGGTACTGCGGACAACGACGTCAACGCGATCATGATGACCGCGGGCGGCCTGTCCGAGGGTTACATGGTCAACGACTACCTGACCTCGGCTTTCGCGTGGTTCCTGCTCACCAACATCCAGGGCTTGAACTACATGAGCCGCATCCCGTTCGAGACGGATATGCAGGTCGACTTCACGACGGACAATCTGCTCGTGAAGGGCTATCAGCGCTACTCGTTCAACTACAGCAATCCGCGCGCCGCCTACGGCAGCTTCCCGACCGCGTAACGGAGACTAGCGCATGGCCGTCACTGCAAATGCCGGTCCGCTGATCGCCTTCGGTCAGGCGGCATCGGGTAGCGACTACAATCCAGACCTTGGCCCGTCGCTGTTCTACGGTGGCGTTGGGCTGCTGGATCAGCGAGTTGGCAAGGGCTACGACCCCGGCAATCTGTCCGGTGCTCTCGGCTGGCTCGGCACGACCGACGTTTGGACCATCAACTATGTGCCGTCGGCCATTGCTGCGAACAACATCGCAGCCTCACAGTCCCCGGGCGCTGGAGCGATCACGTTAGTCTCTTCGACCGGAGCCGGCATCACGGTGGCGGCCAAAGTGGTCAATGCCAGCACGGGCGTGCAGGCAACCGGCCTCCTGCTGATCGACGGCCTGGCTGGCGTCACCGCCAACACGGCCACGATCTCGGGCAATACGCTGACTGTCGTTTCCATGTCCAGCGGCTCGCTAACCGTCGGGAGTGTTCTGTCCGGCACCGGCGTGACGGCGAACACCACCATCATTGCCTTCGGTACCGGGACTGGCGGTGCCGGAACCTACACGGTCGATACTCCGCAGACGGTGGCCGCAACGGCTATCACGGGCGTTGCGGGCATCAACGGCGTGCCCAAGGTGCCATTCGGCGCCACGGCCGCCGTGTCGCTGTACAATCCGGTATGCATGGTGGGCCGCAACGTCCGCCTGACTTCCGGTGGCAATGACAGCGGCATCACCTTCACGGTGAGCGGCTATGATGTCTACGGCTATCCGATGACCGAGACCATTACGGGCGCGAATATTGGAGTGGCCTCCGGCGCCAAGGCGTTCAAGTACATCTCGGCCGTCACCCATACGGGCTCCGTGGCAGGCACACTGACGATCGGCACGGGCGACGTGTACGGCTTCCCGCTGTTCTCGACCTCATTCCAGGATGTCTTCATCAACTGGAATGCCGGAATCATTGTTGCCAGCACCGGTTATACCGCAGGCGTCACGACCAATCCGGCCACGTCTACGACGGGTGACGTTCGCGGCACCTACGCCGTGCAGTCGGCGTCCGACGGCTCCAAGCGTCTCACCATCTCGCAGTCTCCGCCACCGACCAGTATTGCCACGATGGCCAATCTGTTCGGCGTCACCCAGGCCTAGGAAGGAACCCGGCCATGAAGAACCGTCACAAGAAGCATCGTGCAGCCGGTGGCCCGACCGTGGGCGACAAGGAATACGAAGCGGACCTGAAGGACAAGCCGAAGCGCTACAACCAGTCCAAGGTCGAAGACGAGGCCGAGGAGCGCAAACACGGCGGTCGCGCCAAGCGCCGTCACGGCGGAATGGTGAAGCATCTCGGCAAGGTGCATGGCGTCAAGCCACATCACCACGCCGGCCGCAAGCCGCGCAAGAGCGGTGGTCGAGCGGGCTCCAACTATAGCCCGCTGAGCTCGGCCCACAAGGGCAGCGGTCCGGTCGGCCACAAGGACGTGGAAGAGGACTAGGTCATCCCTCGCCCACGGCAGAGGAGATTCTAACAGCCTGAGAGGGCATCAATGCGTCCAGTGACCGTCACCGTCGGCCCTCTTGCTGCACCTTCCGCGACGAACATCAGGACTGCCTCGAGCATTTCCGGGGCAGGGGCCGTCACGCTGAACGGCTCCTTGGTGTCGGACAGCGTTGCCACGCTCGACACGCCGCGCCGCGTCCTGTTCACGTCGGCCGGCAACGACAGCGGCATCACGTTCACTGTCACGGGCACGACTTTCGCCAATGCGCCGGCAAGCGAGGTTGTGACAGGCGCGAACGCAAGCACCGTCGCCACTGTTCTCGACTACAAGACCGTGACGTCGGTTGTCGCCTCGGGCGCTTCTGCGGGGAATGTGTCGATCGGCACGAATGGCGTCGCGGGCTCTCCTTGGGTGCGTCTGGACGAATGGTCGTGGCCGAATGCGGCCGTACAGGTCGACGTGTCGGGAACCGTCAACTACACCGTGCAGAGCACCTTGGACGATCCGAACGATCCCACGAATCCGGTCGCGCTAGCCTCAGTGAATTGGGTCGACAGCTCGGATAGCAACGTGGTTAACGCCACGGCCACAAAGCAGTCCAGCTACTCCTATTTGCCGAAGTACATCCGCGTGTTGTTGAACAGTCAGACCAATCCAGGATACGTGTCGGCCACCTGCTTGCAGGCCGGTAGCGTCTCCCTCTAAGGACGGTGGGCGCCGATATGGCGGGCACCCAGTTTACACAACTCCCCGCAGCGCTTTCGCTGAACGGTTCTGAGATATTCGCTGCTGTTCAGGCCGGTGTGTCTGTTCGCGTGACGGCGGCTCAAATCCTGCAATTCACCTCGAATACGACCGTCAACATCCTTGGCGGCACTGCCAATGAGATCGTCTATCAGACGGACGTCAGCACGACGGGGTTTATAGCGGCACCAACCGTCTCCGGCCAGTTCCTGATGTGGAACGGCTCGGCCTTCGTCTGGGAGAACACCGCAAGCGACATCATGGTGGGAAGCACCACGGTCTCAAGCGGCACGAATGCCCATGTGCTGTACGACAACAACGGCGTGCTGGGCGAATACAGCATCAGCGGAACCGGCTCGGTCGCGATGACCGACTCGCCGGCATTGGTCACTCCCGACCTCGGGACGCCATCGGCTGCGGTGCTTACCAATGCAACAGGTCTGCCACTCACAACGGGCGTCACGGGCACGCTGGCGATAGGGAACGGCGGGACCGGCGTAACTGGCTTCGGGGCGGTCACCTCCAAGGCGGCTGATTACACGCTCTTGGCAGCAGATAGCTACAAGGACTTCGACAACAATGGCGCTGCAGGACAGGTAACGTTTTCTCTGCCGGCCGCTTCCGTTGGCTTGGCTTACGGCTTCGGTGTCATGGAGGCGCAGAACCTCGTTATCGATGCCCCTGGTGGGGTCACAATCTACCTTGGCGAGCTCGCGAGTTCGGCTGGCGGGACACTCACCTCCAGTACTGTCGGTTCTTACGTGGCCCTTAAGTGCCGCTCATCCACTGAGTGGATCGCCCAATCATCCATGGGTTCATGGACTCCAGCATGAAAAAGCTTCTTCTCTTCTTTGCGCTCCTGTTTGCGACTCCGGCGTTTTCCCAGACGGCCGGACAGTTTTACACCGTCCCGACGCTTACATCATTGGCGGCTCTTACGACACGACCAGCACAGGTCTATGTATTCGGCTCGGCCTCCGCGAC